CAGCGCACGCTTGAAATGATCACGCCACTGGCGCAGGTTGACCCGTCTGTGCTGAAGCCCATCGACGCCCATGCGTTACTGCCGCTGTTCGCCGAAGCCAATGGCGCGCCGGCCCTGATGTTCAAGAGCAAGGAGCGCATGGAAGAAGAGGCGCAGGCAGAAGCACAACAGCAGCAGGCGCAAATGCTGTTGCAGGCCGCGCCAATCGTGGCCAAGACGGCCAAGGACATGGCCCAGGCGCAACAGATGGCTGGCGGAGCACCACAAATGCAAGGAGCGATGTAAGATGGAGGAGATGGAGAAGCGTAGAGAGGCGCTGTACGGCGCATACTCCCGTGTGTTTTGTGGAGGCTTCACCGAGCCCACAGCCGACGGCCGCACCGTTTTGGAGGACTTGAAAAAGTTCTGCGGCTTCGAGTTGTCGGACTTGGCTGTGTCGCGCAAGGGTAGTGTGGATGTGAACGCTACGATGGCCCGGCTTGGCCAGAAAGAAATGTTCCTTCGCATCGTGCATTTAGCTGGACTTGTAATGCAACCGTCAGTACCCACAGGAGAGAAGAATGGAAACCCCGCTGTCAAACGCAGTCGCAAACGCACAACCACCGCCGCCGCAAGCGCCACCCTCGACAGAGACCCCGACGCCCGAGACGTCGAAAGCCCCGGCATCGACCGCGCCTGAAAAGCCCTGGGTTGATACCCTGGTTGATCCTGGCGTGAAAGACTGGGCCGGCAAGGTCGGCTTGAAGACCCCCGAAGACGCTGCCAAGAAAGCGTACAACTTGGAGAAGTTGCTTGGCCACGAGAAGGCTGGCCGCACTATCGTATTGCCCAAAGATGACGCCGACCCGAAAGAGCAGGCGGAGTTTTACGCCAAGCTCGGCCGACCGGAGAAGCCTGAGGAATACGAACTTCCCGGCGCTCCCGAGATCGCCGGTGAGTACGCCAAGGCCATGCACGTGGCAGGGATCACCAAAAAGCAGGCCGCGATCCTGGCTGAAACCAACAACACCATCGAACTGGCACGGGTGAAGCAACTCGAAGAGCGGTCGAATTCTGATTTCGAGAGTCTGAAACAAGAGTGGGGTAGCCGATACGACGCCAATCTCGAACTGGCCAAGCGGGCGGTACAAGACGCCGGTCTTACGCCCGAGGACATCACAGCCATCGAGGTGCATCTCGGTCCGAAGAAAACGGCCAACCTCTTCGCCCACTGGGGAAAGAAGACCACCGAGCACACGATGATCACTGGCCGGGGCGAATCGTTTTCCGTGACGCCCGTGCAGGCTACCGCCAAGATCGCGGCGTTGAAGGAAGATAAAACCTGGGTTGCCGGTTATCTTCAAGGCGAGAAAGCCAAGGTCGATGAAATGGCGCAGTTAATTAAAATTGCGAACGCTGGTTGATTTTTTAGTTACACGAGTGTAGATTGTATCAACGCGACGGATTGCGGCCACGGTCTAACGACCAACCGCTGTTGCGGGTGACGCCCCAGAAATGGGTACGCGACCAGCCCCAGAAGTCGAGTAAAAGCATCCCCTACAACAACGATTCAAGAAAGGTGGCCGCAAATGGCTGACGCTATCGAAACCCTGTACGTCCAGCAGTACACTTCCAACATGGAGCTCCTGCTCCAACAGAAGCAGAGCAAACTGTCTGGCTTCACCATGACCAGCTCCCCGGTAGGCAAGCAAGCCGCCGTGGTTGACCAGTTCGGCTCCGTCGCGATGAAACGCCGCACCGGCCGTTTCGAGGAGTTGACCCCCGAGTCCGTGCCCACCGATCGCCGCTGGGTTCTGCCCGCCGACTACGATCTGACTCTGTGGATCGACACCTTCGACAAGCTCCGCCTTCTGCAGGATCCCGCCGGCCCCTACTCCCAGGACGCCGTCGCCGCTGCCAACCGCACCAAGGATGATATCATCATCGCGGCGTTTTTCGACGCGGCCAAGACCGGCGAAACTGGTGGCACGACCACGAGTTTCCTGTCCGGCAACCAGATTGCCGTCAACTACGGTGCCGGTGCCAACACGGGTTTGACCGTGGCCAAGATCAAGGAAGCCCAGCGCCTCCTGTTGAGCCACGAGGTTGATCTCGAAGCCGAACAGCCGTACATCGCCATCACCAGCAAGCAGTCGCAGGACTTGTTGAACGAGACTGAAATCATCAATCTCGACTACAGCGTTCGCCCTGTGCTGACCGAAGGCCGCATCACCCGTTTCTTGGGTTTCAACTTCGTGTACACCGAGCGTCTGACGCTTGACGCGAACTCCTACCGCCGCATTCCGGTGTGGGTCAAGAGTGGCATGCACCTGGGCGTCTGGAAAGACCAGACCACCAGCGTGGACAAAATCGTCACCAAGTCCGGCCACCCGTGGCAGTTGTACATGATGTACACGATGGGCGCGACCCGCACGCAGGAAAAGAAGATCGTCGAAATCAAGTGCTCCGAAGCCTGATTACCCTAACCCCTCCCGGTGAGTGCCGGGAGGGGTGCAAATTTCCCTCAACTTTCTGATAAGGAGCCTACACCATGGCTGTCGTGAATACCAAAGCAACCGCTGTCACCAACGCTGACGCGTCCCCCGTCGTTCTCAACAACCCCGCCGTTGCCAAGGGCCGCTTGTTCAGCGCGGTTGGCACGCTGGAAGTCGCCGCTACGGATTCGGCCGCGAGCGTTTACCGCTTCGCCCGCATTCCGTCCAGCGCCGTTGTCCGCAGCATCAAGGTCTTCAACGATGACTTGGACAGCACCGGTGCCGGCGTGACTTTCGACTGCGGCCTGCACAAGACCGCTGCCGATGGTGGCGCGGCCGTTGATGCCAACGTGTTTGCCTCGGACATTGCCACGTGTCAGGCCGCGAACCTGACCGGCGTGGAGATTCGCTTCGAGGTCGCCGACCTCAACGGCATCGAAAAGCGTGCGTGGGAACTCGCCGCCGCGACCGCCGATCCGAACATCGACTATGACGTGACGCTGACCCTTGGCGGCACGATCACCGGCCTCGCTGCCGGCACGATCAGTGTTCTGGTTGAATACTCCGTGGCCTAAACCCTCGTCGCGTGCAGGGCAGAGATCATTCCTCCTCTCCCTCTGTCCTGCACGCACCTTAACCTATAGGTTAAACCATGGCAGACGAACTACAACGCTTCTCTATCGCAACCAAGAACTTGAATTTCAAGGCCGTGAATGTGGTTGAGGACTCCGTGAACAACGGAGCCACGACTACCGCGTGCATGGAGCTCAACGTTCTCCGATCCACGAACCTCACCCGCAAGGATGTGGTCAATGGGCTGAAACAAATCCAGCGCGCCGTGATGGAAACTGATTGGCCGCCAAACACCATCTGAGGTAAAGCATGTCGCATTTCCCCGCATTGGCCAATGGCGCCAAGAAGACGAAGGGCGCGTCTGCCGTTCATGCCTTTGCCGTCACGCCCCATGACACGAACGCCCTTGGGTTCCCAACCTCCGGCCTATTTGTCGGCGGCGCAGGCAACCTCGTAGTGACAATGATCTCTGGGAGCGATGTCACTTTCACCGGAGTACTGGCGGGGTCACTCCTGCCGATTGAAGTCTCGCACGTCAAAGCCACGAGCACAACCGCCACGAACATCGTAGCCCTGGTGTAACCATGCTCTCACTTGGCCTCGGCATAGCCGTAGCAAAACAAGACACCGTCGCATCGGGAGATGTTCCCCCGGTTCCCGACGGTGCTTTTTTTACTGATGACGCACAGACCTCAGAATTTTTCACCGATGACGCACAAACCAACCCACTCGTGACCAAGGACTGACCATGAAATTCCGCCTGCTACTCGCTCTTTTACTCATGCCCTTTGCCGTGTTCGGGGCGAACTCCACATTGCGCAACCTCACTGCCGCTACGCAGGCGTACCTGTCGGACATCACCCTTGTCCGGCAGGGAACGGACACTAGCGACAAGTCTGTTACGCTAGCAAAGGTATTAGACCCGGCACAGTTGAAGCATGGCTTCGACGGCCGTAGTGGGTCAACACTGGCATACTCCTCGGGCACGTTTACTTTGGGCGTCGCGTCCTCGCAAGTCGTACATGTGGCAGGGACTAAAGTCGCGTTGACCGGGAACAAGACGGTGGCTGTGACAGGGGACTTGCAGACGCATTTCATCGTAATGAATAACGCGGGCGCGCTTTCGGCAAGCACCACACCGTGGGACATTGAGAGCCTGGCGGCAACGCCTGTTGCCACGCTGTACTTGGATGGTGCGAACTACTGCCTTGGTGACGAGCGGCACATGGCCGGCCGGAACTTGGAATACCACAACGAGCACCACAAAACGATCGGTGCCGTCTATGAATCTGGGCTTACCGGTACGTTCACAAACACCACGCTTTCTATGGTGCAGGGCGTTGTTCACGACGAAGACCTAGAGTTCGATACAGGAAGCACGGTAACTACTTGCGCGTGGTGGTACCGTAATTCCGGACTCACGGCAATGCGGCTTGAGTCGGGGAAAACGACTCCCTACGCAGTGAGCGCTGGAACGCTCCAGTATGACAATGCGGGTACGCTCACCAATGTCCCTACCACGAGCGGCGGTAACTACGTGGTGAACTGGGTGTACGCTACGAACTGCCCAGCGAACCCTATCGCGGTAGTTATTGGCCAACAGGTGTACACGAATTCGACAGCGGCCGCAGCCGCGCCGCTCCCTGCGTTGTCTGGTTTTTCTGTAGTGGAATGGAAGTTACTTTACAGCGTTCTGTACCGAAACGTGTCGGGGACGCCAACTTATATTTCCGCAGTGGACTATCGGCGGTCGTCGTCCGGCCCGGCTACCGCTTCTAGTGCGACGGTTCACGCTTCCTTAACCGGACGCGATGCCGCAAATAGTCATCCTGAATCGGCACTTGCGTTCACCGACATCACCACGAACAATGTTTCCACAACACTGCACGGATTCGTCCCCAAAGCTCCGAACGACTCGACCAAGTTTCTCAACGGGCTTGGCGCGTGGGCCGTAGTGCCGGGGACGGCAAACACGACACCAGATAGCTTCACCGGCTACATCAGCCAGGACACCGACATCTTTACGTGGACGATGCTGCATTGCGACGGCACGAACGGCGCGACAACGGTGACAAATAGCGCGACCTACACCGTGC